TAAAAGAAAAAGAATAGATGAGCTTAATTAGAAATAGTAAGTTAGTTAACCAAGCAGTAGATTTTACTGGAGTGCAGAGTGGTAAGATACATCCTAGTGATGTAGACTTTGTGCTTGAATTCAGTAATAAGATACTTATACTAGGTGAGGTTAAGAGGCGCTATAATCGCATACCTAAAGGTCAGGAGTATCTACTTACTAGGATAGCTGATAGATGGGGTGATGCAGGTATTGTGCTAAAAGTAGAGCATGAGCATGATAACGAGGATACCAATATTCCGTTGAAAGATTGCTTCGTTACTAGGATATATGTAGATAAGACGTGGAAGAACTACGAGTACGGTGAAGAGCCTATAATACCATTCCTTAATAGAATAGGAGTAGTATACAATAACAAGAAATGCCAATTTGAAGAAGAAATAAATGCACAGTAGAGATAGCAATTACGAAGATTATTACGAGAAGATGTGGACAGCCAATACAACACAAGACCCTAATCAGGTTAATTTAGAAACAGATATTGTAGTTCAAGAGGTTAAAGAGCTGTATGAGAAGCGTAGTCAGGTTGGTATAAACAAGTATGGCACTACGTTAGAGAATAGTACTCAGAGTACCTTAGAGTTTATACAACACCTACAGGAGGAGCTTATGGATGCTACATTATATCTACAGAAGATTAAACACCTAATAAAGTAATTATGACAATTAAAATGCAACCCAAGAAGTACGAAGAGCAAAAAGAATTTAACCAGCGATGTATGAATAACGCTCAGTTAGGCAGTAGTTATCCTAATAGAGATGATAGATTTACGGTATGTCAGATGCTCTGGAAAAAGAATTTCGACCCTAAACAGTAGTTATTAACTAAAGTTTGTTTATATTTGTTGAAACATAAACAGATAAAAACATGAAAGCACTATTTAAATTGCCCAAGTTTATTGCAGCGATGGTCTTCCTCGCCTTTTTTTACCTAATTGAAACCATACTAATGATTATCTACTTAATAGTAGAGACGCCTATGTCTTGGTTACTTGACAGGGTTGAAGGTATTATTAAGTACTTAATTAAGAATACATAGACATGGGAAAGACAAGAGAATTATTCGAGGAGTTACAGTTTGAAGACAACATCGGTGAAGAAGCTAGAGCTGAATTGCATTGGATGGAACAGGAATGGTTAGAAAGAAATAATAAGTAATATGGTATTTACATTAGATGGTACAGCTTGGAGTGAGAAGAAGCTGCTAAAAAAAATGGAAGGCGATGAGTTCTACTTCGGTTCAGAAGGAAAGCTATACTTATCTTCTTCATCAATTAAGGGCTTATCTAAAGACCCTAATAAGTTTATCTACAACCTAGAGAGTGAGGAGGAGGTAGAATATAAGCCTAACCCTGCATTTGACTTTGGTTCATTATTCCACTGGTACATATTAGAGCCAGACGTATATAAGAAGCAGACATTTGTAGATGTAGATAGAAGAGCAGGTCAGGAATGGAAAGAAGCTGTAGCAGAGCATGGCAGAGTATTCTTAAAGAAGGATAAAGATAAGGTTGAGGAATTAGCTGAACTCTTTTTGTCTTGTGGTAGGATAAGTGATTTACTTAAGAACAGCACACCAGAAGTTCCTGCAGTTGGAACTATAGATGGTATATGCTTTCGTGCTAAGGCTGATATACTAGGTAAGGGTTTTATTGCAGATTTAAAGACTACTGCTAATCTAAAATGGTTTAAGCAGGATGCCAGAAAGTTTGGTTATGCAGCTCAGGTATATATTTACTGTCATTTGTTTAACGTTGATTATAGAAACTGGGCATTTATAGCTGTAGATAAGGTTACAGGTGAGTTTGGATTCTTTACAATATCAGAAAGATTCTACTTAAGTGGTAAGGAAATAGTAGATAGGGGTATTGCTAACTACAAAGAAATAATGGCTGGTAAGAGAGACTTCGAACCATTTTATATAGAAGATGTTATATGAGTTACTACAGTAAAAACGAGTGTTACGCAGATGTGTTTATGGCTTTAACTACAGGTATAGTAGAAGAGTCTGAATTATATTTACTTAGACAATACTACGAAGATACTGAACAATACGAGTGCTGTCAAGGATTAGTTGAGGCATACATTGATTACAAAAAAGAATTAGAAGATGTTACAGAAGATAAAGGAGTTAGTACAGATTGAAACAAAAATAAGAGATATATCTAAAAGAAGTAGGCTACCAGATATAGTTGATGCCAGAGTAATGTATTATTACTTAGCTAAAAAATACACAGGACTTAGTTATCATAGGATAGCAAGGTCAATAGATAGAGACCACGCTACCGCTTTACATGGTATGAAGTCTTATGGTAATTGGAATTTTGCATCACTCCAGTATAGAAAACAACTTGATAAGTTGCACGCTATAGAGCAGTTGATACCTGAAATTCAGGAATCACATATAGAGTCTGCAGATTTACATGAACTGTTTAAGGCTAGGAATATAGCTTTGAATTCACAGGTATCTGAGCTTTTAAATGAAATAAAGCAAAAGGATGCAGAGATTAAGAAGTTAAAGAATTGGAGGACTATTTAAACTATGAATTATGTTTTATATATTTGGAAGTTTGATACTAGTAATGATGTTAATGATTGAATAATGGAAGAAGAAAAGAAACCAGACGGTCGTAGAAACAATGGAGCTGTAAAAGGTGTCTCCAGAGGGCAAGGTAGACCTCGTAAGACCAAGAACAAGGACATTGATAAGATGACCTTAAACGCCTTAAAGAAAGCCTTTGGTAGCGAGGAGAAAGCATGGATAGAGATAGCTAAACTAGCTAAGGGAGGTTCTACCCAGCACATGAAGTGGCTACTAGAATATAGATACGGTAGACCTAAAGAGCAACAAAGCATACAAATAGACACTAAGATTAACATACCCGTGATTGAATTCGCAAAACCCGATACAATAGATATAACACCAGAAGATGAAAGAATCGAGCTTAATAGAGATGAGAAATAGAATTGATGTCTTAGAGAGTGCAGTTACATACTGCCTAACTACTATCAAAGAATTAGAAGGATACATACAAGCCAAAGCTGCAGAGAATGTAGAGGTTATTGATGCTGAAGAAGCTGTAATTGAATAAGGTAGAGCTACATGATAAGTACCAACCCTTATTTCATTCTGATAGCAGATACTTTGTTATTACTGGAGGTAGGGGTTCTGGTAAATCGTTCGCTGTAACGGTATTCTTAGCACTTCTAACGTACGCTTTAGATAACAGGATACTATTTACTAGGTACACCATGAGTTCAGCAGGTATGTCTATTATACCAGAATTCTTGGAGAAGCTAGAGTTGATGGGAGTATCAGATAACTTTGATGTTACTAAGGTTGATATTAAGAATAAAGCTACAGACAGTTCAATATACTTTAGTGGCATCAAGACTGCGTCAGGTGACCAGACAGCAAAGCTAAAGTCTATAGCAGGTGTAAATACTTTTGTACTGGATGAAGCTGAAGAGCTGGTAGATGAGGAGAGTTTCGATAAGATTGACTTCTCTATTAGGTCTAAGGATGCCACAAACAGGTGTCTGTTAATTCTAAATCCTACTACAAAGGAGCATTGGATATACCAGAGGTTCTTCCAGAATAGAGGCATACCTGATGGTTTTAACGGTACTAAGGATGGTGTAACATATATACATACAACTTACTTAGACAACATTGAACATCTCTCAGAGTCATTCGTTAATCAGTTAGAGCAAATGAAGGTGCGCAGACCTGATAAGTATAAGCATCAGATAATGGGAGGTTGGTTGCAACGTGCAGAAGGTGTAGTATTTACTGACTGGCAAGTAGGTTCTTATAACTCAGAGATGAAGCTAACTTGTTATGGCTTAGATATAGGATTTAGTAGAGATGAGTCAGTTCTTACAGAAGTATCAGTAGATAAGATAAGAAAGATTATCTGGTGCAAAGAACACTTCTACAAGAAGGGATTAGTTACTTCTAATATATATGACCTATGCGTTAGACACGCAGGTAAGAACCTTATAGTAATTGACAGTAGTGAGCCTAGGCTTATATCTGAACTAAGTACCAGAGGACTGAATGTTACTCCATGTATGAAGAAGAAGGGAAGTATTCTAGCAGGTATAGCACTTATGCAAGACTACAATATTGTACTTCAAGGAGAGAACTTAGTAAAGGAGTTTAACAATTATGTATGGGATGTTAGAGGTGTAAAGCCAAGAGATGCCTACAATCATGGAGTAGATAGTATGCGCTATGCTATTGAGTATCTGTTGCTTAGAACAAATCCTAAAGGAAGTTATGTAGTAAGTTAGGTAGTTACAGATATTATCTGTATATTTGAGCTTTCATAATGATATTTGTTTAGATTAATTGATGTTAAACCCTCTAGTTTTAGATTGCTAGGGGGTTTTTTTGTACGTTATAATGTCAGTGGAGTCAGTGGGGTCATATTTTTTACATATTTATTTGGTCATGTCATTTGGAGGTTGTAGATTTGTATAAACAATAAAACAAAACAACTATGACAAACGCAGTATTTACAATTATCGACAAGCTAGTATCTTCAGGAAAGATATTCTCAGCTAACTTCACTAAAGCAGATGGTACACTACGTACTATGAATTGCAGAGTAGGAGTACAAAAGAACCTTAAAGGTGTTGGCATCAAGTACGACACCCGTAAAGCCCACAACATAATCGTGTTCGATATGATTGCAGACGGCTACAGAACTATTAAAA